GGACATGCTGTTCAATGGAGTTCCTAACTTCACGGTGGCAGGACTCAACATCTATGGCTACACCACCCACCCTAACCGCAACACCTACGCTCTAACTGCTAACTGGGTGACGGGTGCTGGCGCTGACATCGTCACTGACGTGAAGGCCATGATCCAGAAGATGTTGGATGACAAAAAATACGGCCCATACACGCTGTATGTCGCCAAGAACATCATGGTCAACCTTCAGTCTGACTACTCCGCTGCCAAGGGTGACAACACCATCGTCAAACGGATTCTCGCATTCGAGGACATCAAGGCCGTTAGAAGCTCTGACACTCTCGCTGCTGGACAGGTGCTTCTCATCCAAATGGATAGTGAAACGGTTGACCTCGCTGTGGCGCAGGACATCCGCCAACTCCAATGGAGCCAACACCCGCTGGAAACAGACTTCATGATTTTCGCTGCCATGGCACCGCGAATCAAGGCGGATCGTGATGGAAACTGCGGCATTGTCCACGGCAGCTAACATCTAATCACCTCCAACGGGACTTGGAGTTTCAAAGGGGAGTGCGCTTAACTGGCTGGTTGTCGCACTCCACTTTTTCTTTAACAACTCGCCAAATCTATCCAACAATGAAATCTCCATACATTCTAACTGAAGGCAAGCACTCTGATGGCAAAAAGGACTATCAAAATGGTGACGTTGTCTGGCTAACAGAAGCTCAGGCTAACGGATTCAAAGACAAGATCCGGCCACCCACTGAGGATGAGCTTGAGGAAATCGAAGAGCCTGAAGAGGATCTTCCACCTAACGAATCTGAAAACGGATTCCAAGGCCCTCCACTGTAATAGCCAATGGCTAACAGAGTCACACCTGAAGAGCTTGCGCCAATCGTCCCTGACGTTAGCGCAAGCTCTCTTGCGCCTTATATCTCCACAGCGAATCTAATCGTTGATGAAGAGATAGTTGGCAAGGGCCTGTCTGATGCGAGACTCAAGGAGATTGAAAAATATCTAGCGGCTCATTTCGCCACGATCACCAATGGTGAACTCACGATGCGAAAAATTGGCGATTCTCAAGATTCATACGCCAAGGGTCTAGCAGGAAAAGGATTGAAAGAAACTGCATTTGGCCGTCAGGCTTGCTTGTTAGATACGTCTGGAACTCTAGCAAGTCAAGGCGCTGACACTGGAACATTTGACCTTCTAACTTGATGGCATTCCCAATGCGACAAACCCTGACACTGTGGAAGCGCGGTGCGTTAGATGGCAATGGTGAATGGACATATTTAGCACCTGTTGAAGTTCCTGTTAGATGGGAGGACAAGGTTCAACGATTCCAACATCAGGATGGATCTGCTAGAATTGGAAACTGCGTGATCTATCTGAGGGAGGATCGAATCACACTTGATGACAAGGTTTTTCATGGCCACCGCAATGCCTTTCTTCTGGCCTCTCTCACCACCGCACAGCTAGAGGCCTTGTCTGTCTCCCTAGGGATCTCTGTGGAGGCTCTCACCGCCCTCCTAGGCGTGGCAACACCCATAGACGGGATCGACTATGATGACTTATCCCCTTTCGCCTCCCCCTTGGTCAGAACTGTCGGGATGATTGGCGCCTCCCCCTCTGTGGGTAATGGATCTAACATCGTGTTCAAAATCATCGCTGAATAAATTATGCCAAGAGGTGGTCCATTAGTTATGAAAAATCTGAGTCGCGAGATTCAGAGGATCAAAGGCCGCACCAAAGGGGGAATCCGTTTGGCCGCCAATCTAATCATGGGCCAGTCGAAAAAACTAACACCTGTTGACACGGGAAACCTCAAGGGGAGTCACTACGTCAAGATGGAAGAAAGTGCGGCAGGAAATCCAGTTGCTAGAATTGGTTGCACTGCTGAATATGCGATCTATGTCCACGAGAATCTTGAGGCTCACCACCCTACGGGACAGGCGAAATTCCTTGAGACTGCTTTCAAGTTGATGTCAAAAAAGGCGATAGAGATTGTTGCTAGAACTGCCAAAGTCAAGTGAAGAGTCCAGCCATGTTAGTATCTGAATTGATTGGGACACTTGTTGATCCTGATCCAGAGAAGTATGGATGGACTCTAGCAACTAACATGTTTGTTGGCAATGAACCTGAACAGCCTGATAAATGTCTAACACTATATGACACGGGTGGAAGTGAACAGGACGCGAAACTAGCAGATGACATGGTTGGAGTTCAAGCTAGACTTAGATTCCCCAACTATGGCGCAGGCTATACAAAATTGCAGAATATAAGACTCGCCTTGGAAGGTATCGCGCCTTACTCTAACGGTGACGATCAAGTTAGGGGAATATGGATCCAAACACCAGTGGCATATATTGGAAAGTCAGGATCTAACCACTCGCTTTTTACTCTCAATCTCAGAATGCTTCTAACGCCAGCTGATGCTGGAAACCGAAAAAAATACTAACCACCTAAGACAATGGGCCAAGCCGCATACGAAAAAAAGATCAAGGTTTCCGCTGACAATGGAGCCACTTGGGAAGAGCTGCCAGCTACCTCCCCATCACTTGAACTTGCTGGTGACGTGTTAGATGACACGGATCTCAAGAACAACGCTGGTTTCCGCAAGCGGATTTTGGGCCTATCGGATTTCAGCTGTTCCGCTGACTCTAACTGGTCTGCTGGCGATGCTGGTCTGGCTATCGTTAGAAATGCCAAGCTCAATCGCACAACGATCAAGGTGGCATATCTCCCTGATGGCGTTGATGGTTTCATGGGCAACGTCGTTGTTGAAACATACAACATGGCAGGTGAAGTTGGCGGACTCGAAACCGTTAGCATTTCACTTCAAGGCAATGGTCCTCTTGAGGACTTCGCTTGATCCTGCCGATCCGTTTCCTCTAACATCTATCCACTAAAGCCATGGGGACTGCCGCATACAAAGCCATCATCAAGACCGCAGGAATTGAAACTGCAATGGTCAATGAACCTTGCGAATTGCTCATCCCTAACGTCTATCGGATCATCAGTCCATTGCGCCGTATTCTTTCAAGAACGGCTGACGTCATCATCATGGTTGATGGTTTTCCATTAGATGAAGATCTTCCAGCGATCAACTATCTAACTGGAGTCCTAACATTCACAGAAGATCCGGGTGGAGTCGTCACAATTTCCGCTAGCTACATTCCCACTGCGGAGTTAGTTGGCGGATTTTCATATCAACTCAATATAACAGGGGACATCCTTGATGATACTAACTTCAAGGATGCACGGGTGGATGAATTTCACAGCAAGCGTTATGGACTGCTAGATGTTAGCGCCAGCTTTGACGCCCACTCAGACTTCAGCAAGCGTTTCGTCAACTACAAGCGCAATCGTGACTCAGTTCTAATCACCATCCAACCGGGTGGAATTGAAGGCACTGGCTACATTGGATGGTTTGTGTTAGAGAAGGACAGTCTATCTGGTGACGTTGGTGCGTTAGAAGATGAGTCTATCTCTTTCAACCTTCAAGGTGGCGCTCAATGTTTCGCCTATTTTGAGCCATACCTTGTTGGCCTAACAATAACAGGAACTGACATTGATGGCGCTGATGGCGACTATCTGCGGAATGTCGATATCAACGGGAGAGCTTCATTCTATCGGCAGGATGGCGCTGATTATTATCTGTTATATTGGCATGAAGATGGATATTGGACTTTCCTTGAACCTGCTTTTGTTGTTAGTTCAGCACCCCATGGCGCACTTCCTCAAGACGTTTCTCAATGGGTCATAACAGATCCATATTCAGTTGTGCCAGTTTCCATCACACCAATTTACTCTATCTAACATTCTCTATCCACAATCCACAAATATGAAAACACGCGCAGAAATCCGCCAAGCCCTGCTAGGGAATCGCCCAGAGTTCAAAACCAAAGTCATCAAGGATGCTAACGGTTTTGAATATGAAGTCCGCCAACCATCTATCCGTGGCCGCTCTGACATCCGCAAGTCAGCGACTACCACGGATGACAAAGGCAATATCACGTTTGAA